ATTGAAGCTATTAATTATATCAGGGAAAGACTAAATGCCGGATATAAGGCTTTTGCCAATGAGTATACGGTGTCTGATAACGAATACTTTGCGTCAAACATTGATTGTGTTTGGGAAAAGGACGAGAAAATTAGCCTTGGTGACATCAAGACCACTGCAAGCCTTGACCGTGAGTATTTGAGTTGGCAGCTATCAATCTATGCCTATTTGTTTGAACTTCAAAACCCACTTATCAAAGTTGATAAGCTGTTTGGAATTTGGTTACGAGGTGATAAATCTGAATTGGTTGAGATTGAGCGTAAACCCGATGCAGAGGTTAAGAGATTACTGGAATGTGAGATTAATGGTGAACACTTCTTACCTAATGCTCCTGTTCCCACTGATGGGAAACAGCTTATTCCTATGCAATTAGTAGATACTATTATTGATATAGAGGAACAGGCGAGTTATATCGCTGAAGTGCAGAAAGGTTACAAGGAACAACTTAAATCAGCCATGCGTGAGAATGGAGTCAAATCATGGGACGCTGGCCGATTGCGTGTTAGCTATACTCCCTCTTCAACGGGTAAGAGTTTTGATACAAAGAAATTTCAGGAAGATCACCCGGAATTATATTCTCAATATTTAAAAACGTCAACTAAAGCGGATAGTATTCGTGTAACTATAAGGGAGGAAGGAAAATGAGTGTCAATAAAGTAATTCTTATTGGGCGTGCCGGTAAAGATCCAGACGTGAGAACATTGGACGGTGGAGCAAAAGTAGCTTCTTTATCTTTTGCCACAACAGATAAGGCGTACACCTTACAAAATGGAACCCAGGTGCCGGAGCGTACAGAATGGCATAATCTTATTTTTTGGAATAAGACTGCTGAAATAGTTGAGAAGTATGTCCATAAAGGAGATAAGTTGTATATAGAAGGTAAGTTACGCACTCGTAATTATGACGATAGCAAAGGAGTTAAGCGCTACATAACTGAAGTCTTTGTTGATAGTATCGAGATGCTTACACCGAAGGTTCAGCAACAGGCTGCTCCTGTACCTCCACCATTACCAACGCAGCAGCCTACACAGAGACAACAACAGGTACAACAGCCTGCATATCAGCAACAGCAATTCCAACAGGCACCACCGCCTAATGATTTACCATTCTAAAATATGGCAGAAGCTATTCTAACAAAACAAAATGGGGTAGTCACAATGGATAAGTCGTTTGACTACCTCTGTTCCACGCTCAAAAATGGAACTTACACAGTAAGTATCAAGAGAAAGGTAGAACCGCGTACCCTGTCGCAGAACGCGCTCATGTGGCTGTGGTTTGCCTGCATTGAGAGGGAGACAGGCACGGATAAGTTAGATGTTCATGATTACTATTGCCGGAAGTTTCTTCCACGGCAAATATGTATGAATGGAAATATTGTTTCGGTTGTTGGAAGTACTTCTAAATTGAATACGATCCAAATGAAAACTTTCATGGATAAGGTTCAGGCTGATGCTGCCACCGAATTAGGAATCAATTTGCCATTGCCTGTTGACCAGTACTATAAAGATTTTATTAATGAATACCTGCATAGGTAAGTATTAACTAAAAGTTTAATTAAAATGGATTTGAATATTTCAAAAGCAAAATTGACCAAAAAGGGATGTCTTGAAGTGGTCTATGCAGACAAGGAGGGAAACGATATTGTTTTCAAGGGGATTAATCCTGTTCATCCGGATTTGAAGGATTCGCTAAACAAGCTCATACCCTACATTGTCGATATTACAGAACAGAAAGAATCCCAGTACATTAATTGGGAACGTCCAGAGTCATGTCTTGAAGATGAGTTCTTCAAAAAGTTCAATGTAACCGGCGTTAGCATTGGTGGTGACTCTTCTTTTGAGGTTTGTGTGTTGACAGGTAAGCGAACCCTTATGACGAGCAAAGTCCTTAATCTTTGTTCTCCTGGTATTGGATTCGATCCGGACAATGAATCGTATGTGCATTGTGAGGAGTTTCGTGATGCTGTTTACAATTTCTTGTATGAAGCAGAACTCTATGTTACAGAGAATAAATGTTCAGAGATTCAAAAGGAGTTCGAGTTTAAAGATGGTGATGACCCATTTGGGAAAACAGATGAAGCTGCTGATGCATTGAATGAGGATGGTGATGATAATGATATACTCTCAACTGTTGAACATCAAGAATTAGTATTAGAACCTGCTTCATGAAACCAATCTATGTG